AGCTCCACTTGAACCACCTGCATAACCTGTATTGTTTGCGTTAGTAGTATGTGTATGAGAACCACCTGTGTTAGAAGCTCCAGTAAAAGCATTGTTTTTATTAGTCGTACCACGACCCGCACCCGCATAAGTTAATGGATTGTCACTTGTGCTTGTACTTCCGGTTGCCACATTACAAACCTGTAACGACGGCTTAAAACCAGCATACGTACTCATACTCAATGCTGGAATACTATGTCTATGATATGGCATATTTGCAGCACTAAGCGTTACTTTTTCCGCACCACTACCACTTGCAAGTGCGTGGTTGGTATGCCCTGAGGCGGTGCCGTTTCCGACGCCTATTGGAAAGCGTCCACGTAGGTCGGGTACCCTAAAATAACTGCTACTAGTAGGTGCAACCCATCCTTTGCTCGTATCTCCGTATATGTCACCTATAGTCGCGTATAGTTCAGGATAATCCGTCTTTAAATATTGACTTCCGTCGCAAAACAACCAACCTGTCGGAGTTGTAGAACCCGCGAACATTTGTATCATGCCAGCGAAACCTTGAGCCATAACGTTACCATTCCAATCAACTACAAAAGCATTACTTCTTTCTGCACCTATGTTTGTAGGCGACCAATCGCCGTTACCTATTACAAAAGCGTATTTTGGTATCGGAATACCATCATAATTTATTAAATCAGAAGCTGTAGCCTCGACGTTAGATATGCCAAATACGGTTTGTGCCGCATGCGCAATAAGTTCGTTTCCATGCGCAAAAGCATTGAATCCATATGCTTTTGAGTAAGAACCTCCTACATGAGATGGACCCGTATCAGTATTCAAAGTATCTTCCCAGTATGCTTCTGTTTGACTTCCTTCTGCGTGTGAATACCTACCTGCGATTGTTTTATAACCTTCTGCGTGACCAGCATAACTAATAGCAGAAGTATTAATACCTTCTGCAAAGCTATATGGGCCACTGGCTACACAATTATAACCAGCCGCAGTAGAATATGCGCCTTTATCTTCTCCACTCTTTCTAAGTCCAATAGTAAAGTATGGTAAAGGAACGCTTGAAGGCGTAAGAGATGCGTCAATTACTCCAGTTTCTTGTAAAAAACTTGTAAGCTGTGTTGAGCCATCTGGCGCAAACATAGTAATACCAAGTGAACTTAAATTAAGATGCGCCCTATTATTAGCGCCAATAGTAGTATCTGTTCCAAATGTAGCTAAAGCATTTCCAGCAGTTGGAACATTATTGTTCCAAGTTAACTCTCTAACATCAAAGCTACCATTAGCATTAACTAAAGCTCCAACTGTTTGGCCAACTTTACCAACTAATACACCATTACTATATTCTCTAATTATAGTTAAAGGTGCTTTATTACTCACATCTGCTAAATCTGTATTAAACTTACTTTCTGTTCCAGCATATCCACCACTAACCGCGCTCTGGTAAGCAGTTTTGCCATTTGTTCCATCTGTAACAGTTGTAGTTGTAGTTGTTCCATCACCACTAACCGCAGTTATTGTAGCAGTATTACCAGATTTGCTTACACTAATGGCCGCATCATTACCATCTTCACCTTGCGGCCCTTGGATTCCTTGAATACCTTGTATTCCTTGTTCTCCCTTATCACCTTTATCACCTTTTGCACCATCGGCAATAGTAGCAATTGTAGTTCCATCTACTTTAATTATTGTATTTGTTCCACTCTTGGTAGCTGTGATAGTAGGAGTATCTCCATTCTCACCATCAACAACTGTTCCAATCACAGAGCCATTAGAATAGATAGTAGTAGTGTTTCCACTCTTTGAAGTAGTGATTGTAGGAGAAGTACCATCAGTTCCATCTTTTACTGTTGCAACTGTCGCGCCATCTACTCTTATTGTAGTTGTAGTTCCGGATTTTGAAGCGGTGATTGAAGGAGTATCACCTTTATCTCCCTTATCACCTTTATCACCTTTTGCACCATCGTTTATTACAGCAACATCAGTTCCATCAATAGTAATTACTGTTGCGCCACCGCTCTTTGAAGCGGTAATCTCTGGAGTATCACCTTTTTCTCCTTGCGGCCCTTGAATACCTTGTTCTCCTTGAACCCCTTGCGGCCCTTGCGGCCCAGTAGCTCCAGTAGCTCCAGTAGCTCCAGTTTCACCTTTTTCACCAGTATCACCTTTATCCCCTTTTGGGCCTTGGATACCTTGCGCGCCGTCATCAACTCTTATTAAATCAGTTTGTGTTTCTGCTCTAATCATATTTATCACTCCTCTGTGTATAACCTACACAGTATTTTCTCTTCTGTTTCAGTGGAACTAACAATGTAACTAAAGCCAGTTCCAACTAATTTATCATTTCTATACCATCTAATTTGTGCATTTGCGCCAAACTGTTCTTCTAAATCATATTGTGTATTAATTGCTGTAGTTCCTACATAAACAGTAGCGCTTAATACAGTAGTAATTGCTTGGTTATGAAATATGTTTCCACCACTTGAAATAACTGAAATATTTATTCCATCTAATCCATTCTTGACTTTTGCTGAAAACTCAGAAGCTAATTGGCTTACTATTGCAGATACCCCACCTTCTTTAATCTTGTACTCACCAAGAACAGCTTCAACACTTTCTCCAGAAACAGATACAACTAATTGTAAAACTCTAGCTTCTAAGTAAAGTTCTCCTTCATTGTCAACTATATTTATCCTATCTCCTACCTTAATGTTGTCTGGGAGATTGATAATATTACATTCATAGTTAACTTCTGGGTAACACAGTTTCTGCAACTCTGCGCGAGCTTGTCCAGCAAGAGTAGCTTTATTAGTAGTATCGTAGCTAAACCTCTTAACAATCAATCCATCTGAATCTAAAGCTGAGGCCCACCTTTTCATCTGAGTAGTATTTCTCATTTGTCCAGTGGTAGTATCAACAGAATAAACATCACCTTTATCATCTGTATAAGAGTAAGAGTAACCTTTTAAGTTGATAGGTGTATTTGAGTTTTCCGGAGTGCCGCCTTCTACTTCTAAAGCAGTAGCCAAATTACTAATAGACTTCTTAGTAACAATATTATTAATATCTCTATCTAATCTCAGCTGCGCCACTGGCTCTAAAGAACCTCTCTTTGGAATAAGGTTAATACGCCTCTGTTGAACTACCATTCTTTCAATTACAAATGAATAATACATTTCACAGCCAAATAAGTTTGCAACTGATTTTATTCTTTCAACAACTGTATTATCTCCATCCCAAGTATATGATTTAGTATCAGTTGGAGTGCCATATAATTTAACTGTCCATTCAGAAGGAATAAACGCATTAATCATCTGTTGTAATGTTTTATCAGTTTGTGTTGAAGGCCCAACTATTTTATTAATCAAATCTAACCCAGCATCTTCAGCATAAATGCTAATGCTGTTATTCAAAGTATCAAACTCAGTTTCAATAATCTGATATAAACTATCATAAGTATTTTCGCTATCCGTAAAGGCCGCGCCAGAACCCTTGATAATAAAGTGGCCTTCTTGCGCCAGCTTCTCTACTTCTTCTCTTGGCTTTCCATTACAGTGAATGGTACAAGTAAAGATATTGCAACCAGTATCAATATCTTCTGTAGTAGTATCTTCTATAATCCTTAAGCCTTGAGGAAGGCTTGTTGAAGCCATCCCCAAAACTTCTAATTGTCTATCAAAGAAATATACAATCATATAAACACCTCATTATACATAATCTTTAATACCGGCTTATAACTAGTATTAACCCAAGGACTCCAAGAAGCTTGTATTATGTTCTCTCCTTTGGTAAGCATGAAGCTTTCCCAATCATTAGCTAAAGCTCCATATTGAGGCGCAAGCTGGCCTTCTTCGGTTCCAACCCTTTTCAATACTATTGAAGCATCGTTACAATCAGCTTCAACAATATCACCAGCAGTAAATACATTCTTAGTATCCGCAAAATGCGCGCCAGCAAGTTTTGTAATCTTTATTGAACTTACTGCGTTTGTTTGAAGCGCCGCAGTAGTCTTATTTTGTCCAAAGTGCATTGATACTTCACTTGCTAACACCATATCTAAATTGCCAATTGTAAATGTTCTTGCTGCCAAATTACCAATC